TCTGGCGGAAAATACTCTCTTCCTCCAATGCTTCCACCAGTTTTCGTTCAAACTCATCCGGAACAAGATAACCGCCCTCTGCGTCTGTGCCAATGTGTAAATCATCGTGGACATCGATCCAGTTGCGGTTTCTGACGCTGTTCCAGAATGCCTTCTTGTAAGTGTCGCTTGCCGTTCCTGTCTTTTCCGTTACATTTGGAGTTGCAGGCTTACCGAGAACAGGAGTGGAAGTTGCTTTGTTCATTTCTGCCTCAATTTCAGCCTGCCTTTCCAGACGCTGAATTTCCTTTCCAAGGTCTACAATCGTCTGTTCCATTGCATCGTAGGTCTTGGAATCTTCCTCGCTGAGAACGCCGTTTGCATTTCTCTTGCTGTCAAGAAAATCACGGGCAGTGTCCCAAGCCTTCTTTCTCTTTTCTCTGAGTTCTTTAATCGTCATAATCAATTCCTCCAATCAATATTTCAAAAGTGCCAGTCTTTTTTCAAGCTGGTCAATGGGTGTTCCTGTAACGGATTCTGCTGATGCAGATACTTTGGATAAGAATGCAGATAGATTCTTCGATTTAGAATAGGTCATTGCAGTCAGTGTATCTTCTTTTTCCTCTTCATCCTGTTCTTCCTCTTTGGGAACAACAGGCATTTTCTTCTCTGCAAACAGAATCCCGTCCACAAACCCCATCTCATGAGCCTTTTTTGCATTGAGCCAGGTTTCATCGGACATCAGCTTTGCAATCTTATTTCGACTGAGGTGAGATTTGGTTTCGTAGGCGTTGATAATGCTCTCTTTGACTTCATCGAGCAAGATGATAGCCTTTTCCATATCTGCCTTGTTTCCCATAGCACAAGTGCTGGGGTCGTGGATCATCATTAGGGCAGTCGGTGCAATCAAGGTTTCATCGCCTGCCATTGCCACAACAGACGCAGCGGAGGCAGCAATGCCATCAATTTTCACGGTAACCTTGCCTTTGTGATTTTTCAGCATGGAATAAATCTGACTTGCAGCGAATACATCTCCGCCCGGCGAGTTCAGCCAGACAGTCAAGTTCCCGCTGACTTTTGCAAGCTCATCACGAAACAAAGCAGGTGTCACTTCATCGCCCCACCAGGTATCTTCAGAGATAGGACCGTTAAACAGAAGCTCTGTTTCTGATGTATCTTCGTTTTGGATAAAGTTCCAAAATTTCTTCATTTGGTTTTCTCCTCCTTTTTTGGATTTGCAAATGCTCCTGCATCAGCGAGTTTTGTAAAGCTGCCATTTACGAGATACAGGTTTCCACCCTCTTCGTCTGAAAGCATATTCATATCTTCAAGTTCTCGGATGTCATTTGCCGACATCCAGCCGTTTTGTCTTGCAGTAGCATAGCCCTGCATTCTGGGAGCATAATCACCACGCAGCAGTCCATCCACATTGAATTTCACAAAATACTGCCCTTTTTCAGAATCAGAAAGAAGTGCTTTCTGCAAAGACTGCTCCCATCGAACGATCCATGGATCAAGGCTGTATTTGACGAAGTCTAATGACAGATGTTCTACATTACTGAATGTTGCGTGGTCAAGGTCACCGATCATATGGAGCGGCACTCTGTACATTCTTGCAATTTCCTCAATCTGAAACTTTCTGGTTTCCAGAAACTGTGCTTCATTATTCGGAATTGCAATGGGTGTGAACTTCATGCCCTCTTCGAGGACTGCGACCTTGTGGGCATTTCTGCCACCGTAAGCCCTCTGCCAGGCATCACGCACACGTTCCGGATTTTTAATCACTCCGGGGTGTTCCAGTACACCTGACGGGCTTGCACCGTTTCCGAAAAACGATGCTCCATATTCCTCACAGGCAATAGAAATGCCGATTGCATTTTTCGCAAGTGCAATCGGCGAATATCCAACCAGTCCGTCAAATCCTAAACCCGGAATATGCAGAACTTCATCAGCATAAAGAACGATGTCGCCCTGTTCTTTCAGATTCGGATTTGCTTCATCGTAACGGCTGTAAATGTATATCAGGCGGTTTTTTTCATCACGGTCAACTTTCATCTTGTCGGGCATCAGCGGATACAGTCCTAAAACATCACCTCTGCCATTTCGGATAATCTGTGCATAGGCATTGCCGTAAATCAGCAGATGGGACATTAATGTTTCCCTGAAAACAAAAGATGTCATTTCTGGATTTGGCTGATCGTGGAGTAAAAAATAGAGCGGGTGCTGTGGCACTCGCTCTTTTCCCTTATCGTTGTATTTGTACACATGAAGCGGCAGCTGTGCAATCGCTTCTGACAGCACCCGCACGCAGGCATAAACCGCAATATGCTGTAAGGCTGTTCTGTCGGTGACTCTTTTTCCTGCATTGCTTCTGCCGAAAAAATATGTGTATGACGGGCTGTCGTAGCTGTTGGTCGGCTTATCTCTGGACTTAAAGAGCCCGCTGAAAATCCCCATGAAATCACGCTCCTTTCAAGGTATGAAACAAGCACCTGCGAGTGCAAGTGCTTGTTTCATACTATTCTCCAAACTGTTTTTGTGATAATGTCTTTATAATTTCATCATAATAATTCTTGATTCCATCATTACATCTATAAAAGTAGAAATGCTTAATGTCAAAAGCTGTGAAAAAAGTAATCAAATCGAAATAGTTTATTGTTTTGAGGTAGCAAAGCACCCTTTCCTTATCACAAAAAAGAAACAGAAAACCATACTCAACTTTTTTTGATTCATTTTCAAATAACTTGCGTCCTTTTAGAATCTGTCCAAACATCTTATAAAAATTCCCGGACGAATTTCTATTGTCTGCAAATCGTTTTGCTTCTAAACCAATAATTTTCTGAGAAGATTGTATTTGTACATCCATTCCTGAGTCATCATTTCCAGAATGCGTATCGACAATTTCATCAGGGTGCTGAGTGTGCCACAATTCTGCAAACTGATTGACAAGATCCGTTTCGGATATCTTTAATTCATTCATGATTAGCTCCTCCATTCATGCTCAAATTATAGCATGATAATCAGAAAAAGTCAATCAATGTAGTTGTGAAATGGCAGCCCCTGTCCGCGCAGGGGCTGCCTTCTTTCAGATGTCGTCGTTTGCGCAGTATTCTTGGAGGTCTTGCGCATCCACCCGGATGCCGTCGCTCTCCCAATCGAGAACTTGATCCTCAAGGTACTGCAGATCGTAGCCGTACTCCTTTGCAATGCGGTTTAGTTCCTTCTTCGTGATGTTTTTCATTCTGGTTTCCTCCGTGTTTTTATTCCGGCGGGCTTTGCACTTCCGTTATGTACATATTAACTCTGAACCGGAATAATAGCAAGCCGCTAAATCTACAGAAAAATCAAGGAAAATCAGCCACCCATGTTGTATATATAGACATTACAAAACCAGCATCTCCCTCGTATCATAAACCGATTCATCAGAAACACATCCACAGCGAATTGCACGGTCAAGAGCCATAATCATGGCAACCGCACCGTCAATCTTCTCTGTGGATTTTTCTTTGTCTGGCTTGATATTTCCGGCAGGATCACGGCGAATGAAAATATTGTCCATCATCCACCTTAAAACAGGGTGTCCATTGTGGGCAAGGGTCTGTTCCAGGGTCAGTTTCATCAATTCCTTGGTAGGTGGACTCATGTCTTTATATCCTTGTCCAAATTGTACCATCGTAAAACCCAACCTCTCAAGGTTCTGCGACATCTGCACCGCACCCCAGCGGTCAAATGCAATTTCTTTGATGTGAAATTTCTGCCCCAGTTCATCGATGAAATTCTCAATAAAGCCATAGTGAACCACATTTCCCTCAGTGGTTTTCAGATAGCCTTGCCGTTCCCATACATCATATGGAACGTGGTCACGCCTTACTCTGAGTGGCAGTGTTTCCTCTGGCAGCCAGAAGTAAGGCAGAACGTAGTAATGCTCATCTTCTTCAGTTGAAGGAAATACCAAAACAAAAGCTGTAATATCTGTTGTACTGGAAAGGTCAAGCCCACCGTAGCAGATACGACCTGCAAGCATCTCTTCATCAAAAGCAATCTTGCATTTATCCCATTTATCCATCGGCATCCAGCGGACAGCCTGCTTTACCCACTGATTCAGTCGCAACTGACGGAAGGCGTTTTCTTCTCCCGGCGTTTCCTTTGCGGAATTGCAAGCAGCCACAACCTTGTCCATGCTGATGGTCTTGTCAAGGCTTGGGTTCGCCTTTTTCCAGACCTTCGGGTCAGTCCAGTCATCGGACTGCTCCGCACCATAAATGACAGGGTAGAAGGTAGGGTCGTGCTTTCTGCCTTCC